TAAGTGGGCTACACAGACTGCAGAACGTGCTCTAGAGATGGCTAATGATGTAGGTAGTGCAACTACAGAGACAGTAGAAGCAGTAGCATCAGGTATAACTAACTCTATAATACCGTCTGCACATGCTAATACAAACGTACCAGAAGAAAAGATACTAAAAATTGGTGAACAACCTACTGCTGATATGGTTAGTGATATAGCTATAGCAGTAAATCCAGTAGAAGCAGCTGCTAAATATATGGGCATTTCTGAAAAAGAATCAGAAGGTGCAGAAGCAGTTAAAGGTTTCTTTGAGAATATTGTAGGTGATTGGAATCCTGACAATGAAACTGTACTAGACTTTGCTGGTAATAAAGCATGGTGTGCAGCTTTCTTAACTCAAGTACTACGTGACTCAGGCTTTGATACAGATTCTCTAGTTAGCACAGACAAGTTTAAGCAACTACGTGCTTCTTCTTATGCAAACGTAGGTACTTCTGTAGATATAAACCAAGCTAAAGCTGGTGATATTATGGTTAAGTATCATACTGATGAAGAAAAGAAAAAGTATAAAGCAGCCTTTGGACATGTTGGTATTGTCTACAAAGTAGATGGTGACCAAGTATGGTTCATAGGTGGTAACTCTGGTGACAAAGTTAAGATGGCTTCTTATAATCATAAAGATAAGAAAATAGATATAAGAAGGTTAACTAAAGCAAAAGACATTAAGACTGAGAGTGTTCCTGCTTTACTTGACTTAAAACTACAAGGTCAAATAACTGCTTCTAATTTAAAGAATTGGTTAAAGCAAACTAAGATAGCTGAGTTGCTAGATATGGACAATTAAAAAGGAAACAAAATGGCTCAACTAACACTTTTAAAAGATTTAGGCTTAGAAACAGCAGTAGCTGACGAAACTACTATACCTATAATTAACACTGTTCAAGAAAGTGTTTTACTAAATCAACAACTAGAACAAGCAGAAGAAAAAGAAATTGCAGGGTTTTGGGGAAGTGTTGGTACTGGCTATCAAGAAGATGGTCTTATTTCAAGCATTATAGATCATGCAGATAAAGCTAGTGTTATAGATGATGTACCTATAACTAACTTTACTCCTGAGTTAATAACAAAATTAACAAAAGATTTAAATACAAATGCAGCTATTGATGTTTTAGAAAATGCTAATAGTCATGGTTTTAATACAGCTATGAAACAAAGAAAGTTTAATTTAGCAACTCAAAAAAACCTAGCAGAACTTGAAGCTTCTGGATGGTCTGGTACTTTAGGTAGATTATTTGCAATGATGTTTGACCCAGCTGAATGGGCAGTTATTGCAGGTACTACTGCTTTAGCTACAGCTACTACATCCCCTTTAGGAGGTGCTACTGCCCTTACAACAGGTGTTCTTAAAAGAGTTTATGATACTAAAAGAGCTTTTAAAATAGGAGCTGTATTAGGAGCTAGTGAAAATGCAGCTTTTGAGGCTATTAGAAAAGATGTTAGGTATAACATAGACATAAATGATGTTTTAATAGCAGGTGGTGTAGGAGCAGTGTTAGGTGGTGGTATAAATGCTGCTACTTTAGGTTTTAAAAAAGCAGGAAAACGTGGAACTATTAATAATAAAATATTTTTAGGACAAAAACTAACACCATATGAAGCTAAATTTAATGAGACTTTTAACGAAGTAAAGCTTGTTGACGATATAATAAATAAAGAATTATCTACTTTAGATTTTATAGAAGCAGGTAGGTCTTTTAACGAACCTAAAGGTTTACCTACAGCAGAAGAAATTGCAGCTACACCTAAACAAGCTGGATGGAGTTTATTTGGATTACGTAATGTTTTAGCAGTAGGTTCTAAATTGTTTAATTCACCAGTTGATGATGCTAGATTTTTTGGTAGTAAATTAGGTATGAATGCAGCAGGTTATCAGGGTAAAGGTAAAGCTACTAATGCTAAATCTACTACTGAAATAATGAGTAGATTACAAATGCAATATCGTCTTGTTATTTCTACTTTACTACCTAAAGAAAGAGCTAAATGGATTAAAAAAACAGGATTGACTGAAGAAGAGTTTAATACCTCTTTAGCACGTTATATGAGAGGTTTAGATAATAATGTAGAACCTGAAGTAATTAAAGTAGCAAAAGAAGGTAGAAGAATACATGATGAACTTTTTGATTTAGGATTGGAAGCAGATGTAGCAGGTTTAGTTTCTGCACAAAAACAAAATATTCCTAATTATCTTACAAGAATTTTTCCTGAATTTAAAATTAAAAAAGCAAGAGAAAAATTTAATGATGAACAAATTGAGTTGTTAATTGAAACTGCTATACGTAAAGCACAGCCTGATATAGAAGATCAAGTATTAAAAGTTTTACTTAAAAAAGGAAAGAAAAAAGCAGGTTTTGACGAAGTTAATGATTACATTAGTAAAATGGCTAAAGGATATGCAAGAAGTATTTTAGACCCTAACTTTAGAAAATCAGGACTTACAGACTCTAGTCCAACTCTTAGAGAAGATATGGATAAACTTTTTGCAGATGACTTTGATGAAGAAGCTATAGATGCAATTACAGAAATTTTAACTAGATCAAAAACACCTAAAGCATTTAAACGTGCTCAAACTCGTGTTGTGTTAGACGAAGGTACTATAATACAAGTTACCAACAAAAATGGAGAAATAGAAGATTTAAGATTTAGTGATTTACTAGAAGAAGATGGTGAACAACTAATAAACTCTTACATATTTCAAATGTCAGGTGCTATTGGTTTAGCTAGGAACGGCATTAATACTAATGTGGCAGGTTCTCAGTTTGAAGATTTAGTAATAGGAGGTATTAAAAGAGGAGGAGCAAAAGCTTTTAAAGAAGGTAAACTTAAAAGTTCAGCTGAAATAGATCAACTTGAAGAAGCTGCTCAGTTTATGTATGATGGTATTACTGGTAGATTAGCTCATAGAGGAGAAACTCAAACAATACATGATGCTAATATAGCTCTAAGAGCTTTTAGTTTTGCTGTTAACATGGGTATGTCAGGCATGTCAGCTATGATGGAGTTGACTAACGTTATGATGGAGTATAGTTTTATGACTTTACTTAAGTCTGTACCTCAATATAAACAACTTTTTACAGATTTAACTAAACCTACTGCTGATCAAAACGTAATACAAGAATTAATAAAAGCTTTTGGATTAGGTAATGAAGTAGCTTTAGGTAATTGGTCTAACTTAACACGTATGGATGGTGAAGAATTAGGAGCAACTATTACAAAGAAAATCCAAAATCAAGCAGGAAGAGTTACAGAAAAGTTTGCTTTAGCTTCTCAAAAACATACTGCTTATCTTTCAGGTTTAACAGGTGTAACACAAACCTTACGAAGAATGTCTATGTTACATTTTACTAATGAATTTTCTTTAGCTGCTAGGAAAGGTAAGTTACCTTTTTCTGCTATTAAAAGAGAACAGCTTGGTCTTACTGATGAAGCAGCTTTTAAAATAATGAAAACTCTTAATAACCCTAAAATTGTTACAAGAAATTCTAATGGTACAATTAAAGAACTTAATCTTCAAAAATGGGATAAGGATGTAGCAGAAGACTTTAGTGCTGTAGGTTTTAAAGATGCTAGAACTAATGTTCAAGAATCTGATTTGGCTACTAGTAATAAATACTTAAAAAGTAGTCAATGGGGTAGATCATTATTTCAGTTTATGAACTTTACCTTTTCTTCTATGGAACAACAAACTCAACGTTTAGGTGTTAGGGCTATGGGAGGAGATTCTGTAGCAGTAGCTAAACTTTTAACAGCAGCTATGGGCATGGGTGTTATGATGTATATAGCTAGAACACACCTTAATGCTACAGGACGTAGTGATAGGGAAGAGTATTTAGAAAAACGTTTTGAATGGCAGAATTTAATGGCAGGAGGTGCTGCACAAATAGGAGCAGCTTCTATATTTAGTTATGTAGCCCAATTATCTACAGGTGTTTTAACAGGTAACTCTTATGCTATTACTCCTCCAATAGGTTCTTTAATTTTTGGAGTAGGTACTAGTATACAAGCTGCGTTTGGAGATGATGATTATAGAGAATCTGAATATAGAAAACTTTTAAGGCTATTACCTTACCAATCTTTATATGGAGCTAGACAAATTTTAAACAAAACTGCTGATACTCTAGCTAACTAAAGCTAAAGTTACAACATTAATAACGAGGAATACATATGCCATTATCATATCAAAATAATACTGGGGATAACAGTACGGATACGTTCAGTATCCCCTTTACCTACACTGCAACTAGCGAAATAAGTGTTACAGTTGATGGGGTAAACCAAACAGGTTTGAGTTTCCCTTCAACTTCTACAGTGAAATTAACCAGTGCTCCTGCTAGTGGCACTGTTGTACAAGTTAGACGTACCACAGACTTATCATCAAGAGCAATAGACTTTGCATCTGGTTCAGTACTAACAGAAGAAGACTTAGATAACTCTAATATACAAATCTTTCACTCATCACAAGAAGCTAGAGACTTAACTGCTGACTCAGTTAATTTAGGTCAAGATAATAAGTGGGATATGCAGAGTAAAGTTGTTAAGAATGTAGCAGACCCAACAGCTGCTCAAGATGCTGCAACAAAGAATTACATTGAAAACACTTGGTTATCTTCTGCTGATAAAACAGTTATTAACAATGTTAATACTAATTTAACTGCTATAACTAATGTTAATACTAATTTACCTACTATTACTAATGTTAATAATAATGCAACAAATATTAATAATGCTTCAGCCAATGCAACACTAGCACAGAACTATGCAAACAAAGTTGATGGTGCAGTAGAAAGTTCTAATTATTCATCTAAGGCATGGGCTTTAGGTGGTACTGGTGTTACAGATACTGCAGGTTCAGGTGGTGCAAAAGAGTGGGCAACAGATACAACTAATCAAGTAGATGGCACAGAGTACTCAGCTAAAGAATATGCTATTGGAACACAATCAGGACAGACTTCAGGTTCAGCTAAACAATGGGCTATTGGTGGTGGAAATGGTTTTAGTACTAACACTACAGTAGATGGTAGTAATTACTCTGCTAAGTATTGGGCTGAACAAGCTGCAGCATCAGTAGATAATTTTGATGATACGTATTTAGGAGCTAAATCTAGTGCACCTACATTGGATAATGATGGTGATGCTTTGAACGCAGGGGATTTGTACTACGATACTACTGATACTAATATGAAAGTTTACAATGGTTCAGCTTGGGAAAACGTAGCAGTTAGTACTGCAGGTTTTGCTTCAGCAGGGTTCTCAATAGCAATGAGCATAGCTTTATAAAGGATAAGAAATGGCACAGAATTTTAGACGATACACTCTACAAGGAGTAGGTACTGCAGCAGCAGATATTCCTGACGGAGCTAACTTTGATTCTTATGATACAATCGTAGGAATACACATGACAAACACAGCCACAACTGCAATACTTGTAGACTGTTATATTAATAATGGTACAGCAAACGTGTACTTAGTTAAAGGTGCACCCATAGCAAGTGGAGGTGCTCTACAGGTTTTAGATGGTGGAGCAAAGATAGTTGTTCAATCAGGAGACAGACTATACATTAAATCAGATACTGCCTCATCACTAGATTGTTGGGTTTCTGCAGTAGATGCAATTAGTTCATAAGGAGATTTATTATGGGATACGTAGGTAACCAATCTACAAACTCGTACTCTTCTATGGTTAAACAAGATTTAACAGGAGCATCAGGTGCTTCAGTTACCTTGAGTCATCCTGTAGCTAATGCTAATGAAGTAGAATTGTACATCAACAATGTAAGACAAGAACCAACAACATCTTATACAACTAATGGTACTACATTAAGTTTTGTAAATTACACAGTTGCAGCATCAGATGACATCTACGTCATATTTTCTGGTAAGGCTTTGCAAACTGTAGTTCCCCCTGATGGTTCTGTAAGCACAGCCAAGATAGCTAGTAGTGCAGTAGACCTTACATCTAAGGTTACTGGTATATTGCCAGTTGCTAATGGTGGTACTGGTTTAAGTAGTGGTTTTGTTAATGGTATAACAGAATTTGACACTTGGAGAATAACACTTAATACAGCAAATACTGCTAGTTCTTATATATCTTCAAATTGGGAAAGGTCTGATGATACAGAATTTGAAAAAATAGGAACTGGTATGTCTGAAAGTTCTGGAGTGTTTACGTTTCCCTCAACTGGAAAATATATAATTAATGCTTTTGTAAATATGCAAGCTAGAAATGGCACAGTTTCTCAAGGAAGAGCTTTTATTTATACAACTATAGATAACAGTAATTATTATGACCATTCACAAGCTGAATTTAGTGGAAGTAGTGACCATTGCCAAACAATAAATTGTCAAATGTTATTTAATGTAACAGATGTATCAAACAGAAAAATTCGTATAGGTATATATGCTAATACTAATAATGTAAGAGCATTAGGTGCATCAGACAAAAACAGAACTTATGTTACATTTATGAAAATAGGAGCATAGAATGGCATTAAGCAAAATACAAGCTGAGTCAATGAACTTAGCAGATACCTATGCATTTAGTGGAACTGTAAGTGGTGATAACAATGACATAGTAAAACTTAGTTCAAGTACATCTTCTTCTAATGTTACAAACGTAACTTTTGACACTATTACAAGCACTTATAGTAGTTATTTATTGCAAGGTTCAATAGTTGCTACAGATGGACAAAATAGTTCAGTAGACATTTATTTAAGAAATGGTGGAAGTGATGTAGGTAGTGGTAATACTGGAGTTGCTATTTATCAAGGAGAGTTAATAAATAGAGCAGCTGTTGATACTCCAGTTGGAGATGTTCTTAATGGGGATAATGCTTATTTAAGGTTGCCATGTGAAAGACTGATATATGGTGGCAGTATTTTTTCATTTACAGTTCAATTTTCTGAACTTAATGCAGGGTTACTTACTGGTCAAACTAATCTAGCTAACCCTATAAATAGACTAATTAGAAATGGTTGGTATTCGTATTCATATCAGTCTGTATCTGCAAGTGATTATTATGGAGGTCATGGTTGGTTTAGAATGGATAATCCAAATGCAAATTTAACAAACATAACTGGTATAAAAATAAATAGTGGTGCTAGTAATTTTGTAAAACATAATGTTCAACTTTATGGATATGTAAAATAAGGACTTAGTATGGCAAGATATCAAATGATTAATGGTGAAAGAGTACAGTTCACAGAAGAAGAAGAAACTGCAAGAGATGCAGAAGAAAAAGCATGGGCAGACGAAGCACCTAACAGACGTATGGCAGAACTTAGAAGACAAAGAAATGCCCTATTAGTTGAAACAGATTACATGGGTAACTCTGATGTAACAATGTCTGCTAAATGGAAAACATATAGACAAGCATTGAGAGACATTACAAGTCAAACACCTAGTGATGATGCCTTGAGCAATATTACTTTTCCAACGAAACCAAAGGAGTAAGCCATGCCCTACATAGGAAAACAGCCTTTAACTGGGCAGTTCAATAAGCTAGATGCTATTACTGCAGGGGCAAACAGTTTAACAGACACTTACCCTTTGACTAAAGGTTCAGCAGCTTTCTTCCCTGCTACGGCAGAGCAACTAATAGTCTCTGTAAATGGTGTTACTCAAGCACCTAATGATGCTTACACAGTATCAGGGTCAAGCATACAGTTTGCAGAAGACTTAACTACGGCAGACACAATAGATTACATATTGGCTTTGGGAGAAGTTGGTAACTCAGTTGTGCCTACAGATGGTTCAGTAAGTGCAGATAAGTTCTCATCGTCTGTCTATAAAGACGGCATTAGGATTAATGGTAGCCAAGCTACTGATGACGTGACAATAGCTAGTGGAGAAAGAGCAATGGTTGCAGGGGATTACACAATTCCCACAAACAAAACATTAACAGTAAACGGAGTATTGACCATTGTCTAAATTATATGTGGATAGTATCCAACCCAAAACAACTGGTGGTGTTATTAATGCCAAAGGTATGGTTATACAAGTTAAGCAAGTTATTATACCTAAAAGCACTCTATCAAATGGAACTACTACTTTTGAGTCTACTGGAAGCAGTCTTTCAATTACACCAAGTTCAACAAACTCTAAAATAATGATTGAAGTAAGAGGTGGTGGTGGACATTGTCCATATGTAAATCAAAGTTTAATAGGTACAATATATAGAGGTAGCACTAACTTATCTGCTAATGGACTAGAAAGTATTGGAAATAGTACAAGTGGTTTAGCAATGTCTCCTCATAACATTGCTTTTTTAGATTCACCTA